CTATTCTTTTTACATTTTTTCTGCGTGCCATTATCTTATTCCTCGAATTTGTGAGGGAACCCTGGTGGGCGCCCTTGTGATGTTTGATCTGTCGATCGAGGAGACGATGGTCGTTCAACGTCGCCGCGCGTGTCTAATCCCATTTCCGGATCATACGAATCTTTCGTAAGGGCTTGTAAGATATCGTTAAGCGTTGCGCCGACAGTTTCTAAGGCTGCCGCGGCATCGGGGAACATTTTTGCCCACTGGGAAAGTGCGCGCTTTGGACCCTCGACTTCCAGCATGAGCCGCAAGTCGCGATTGACTGTCTCGTTCAAGAAGTATCTTGGATCTATTCTTTTTACATTTTTTCTGCGTGCCATAATATTATTCCTTTAAAGTAGTCAACTGCCTGAGCAGCATCGTCGAACTGGTTGGATCATCCATTTTTTCATGATTGCTCACCTCCTTTATGGGTCACTCGGATCCCGTAATCTTCTACCAACATACTCAAGAAGTATGATGTTCCAGCACTAATACAACCGCACATAAATGCGGTCATAGGCTGATGGCTAAAACTAAATAGTTCTGTATATGGACTTATGCCCCATAGAAACACGCCAACCCAAAATCCCATGCACAAATGGCAATGGAATAGCCGGCCGAATCCCCACATCGATTTGCAAGGTGGACGGATCTTGTTAAAGATATGTCCGTGTATAATAATAAATGTCATGCCGTAAGCGGCAAGTATAAAATGTAATAGTTCCATTAATCCTTCTTTTCTATTTTACAGACAGACTAAAGGAGTCCGCCGGCGCCCGCAGGCTTCCACTATAAGCCTCATTAATATCGATTCCTCAGCGGGTAATAGTAATAACCGGGACGCATCGATCCCTTCTCAGCATAGTGTGGGACCTCACCGTACTCAGTTGTATCGGTCTGGTCTGGGTGGGTATACATATTTTCCAGCTCTTTCTCGTAATCATCCGCAACCTTTTCGTGGCGCGACTCGTAAGATAAGAACTCGGATATAACATATACCGCAGCTTGGAGGGAGTTGACTTGCTCGCTTTCCATTATGACACCTTCTAGGGAACGAAAAACACTGCCTCCTTGGATGGACCCTCGTTCAACAATTCCCTTGTCGGCCAACATCTCAAAAAGCCTGTTCTGATAATCGTAGACATCCTCAGTGGAGGTGGTCTTCGGAAAGGTGACCACCTTAAGCTGATCAGGCATCACAGCAATATCAATGGCTTTGTGGTCCATAATAAGAAGAGACCCGTCGAGCGCGCGCCGGGCATTCAATTCGACTGTGGCCTGGGGGCCGCCTACTTTAATTGTGATCATGAGATGCAAACTCCTGAACTAGTTGTTGAGTCTTGAGTATTTTACTCAGGTCGGTCTCGTCGAAGTCGCGACGGCGGAAGCTCTCTAAATATTCTTCCACACTCTCCATCTTTTTACTTATCAGTGGGGCAACCGAACCTCTATCGATGGAAGTAAGGGCGCCCTTTAGACGATATAGCTCTTCGTTAAGATACACGCGTAATTCGAAACCATCATCAGCGAAACTTGCAATATATTGATTTAAAAGATCTTTTTGTTCTTGAAGCAAAGTTCCATATTTAACGTTGAATTTCTTAATAAAAGAATTATAAGTCAAGTTGTCAAGTGGTTTGAGAGCGGCCGTAGTATCTCCACTATGAGGCGTACTCATGCGATCAATAATCGCCTGTTCAAAAAGAACACGCTTTTTAAGACTGCCCTTAGAACTAAAAATTGTGCTGACAGATGCCAGTGATTTAAAATTAGGAACGAAGCTCTTCCAGGTATCTTGTCCCAGGTCCTTATTAATGGCTTTAATAAGTTCTGACTGAGCATTAAAAATAGTATTCTCGTCGAGGATCTGGTAGGCGCCTTTAGTCTCGTGAAGAAGCCGTTCAGCTACCGGACGTTGAATATTCGTCGTATTTAAAAGGGCATTATATAATTCTAATTCATCAGCTAGCGCGCTGCCTCTTGTAAAGTGTTCTTTGAGCAGTGCGACGATCTTATTCTTGCGATGGACCTTTTTCTCAACAATAGCACGAGTGAGTTCCCGAGTGAGGGTCTCATAAATAAACGCTGTATTTCTCTTTTTATTGTGTTTCATCTTTTTCTGCCTCTTTTTTCTCTAGCTCTTCCACCAACAGTCTTACTCGTGATGTGTTCTCTGCTAAATTAATCTCGCTCCTAGTATAAGTAGCTGCTTTTCTTTCTTCTAGACCAACTAAGGACTTGAAGTCGGCCATACTAATGGATCCGGGGGTGCGTACTCGCTGACTGCGGAGGGTTCCGGTCTCGGGCTTATGGCCCCAATCTTCGCGGCGGTGGGGCCCAGTGGCGTATTTGCGGCGTTTGTCGCTGCGGCCATTCTTAGCGCTATAACTGCTCTTTTCATATTGTCGAACGTCATCTTCGCGGCGTCCTGGGGCGGCCAGGAGGGCCGAGTCGCCACCTTCGTCACCCCCCATATCTTCGCCGCCAAGATCCCCCATATCTTCGCCGCCAAGATCGCCCATATCTTCGCCGCCAAGATCGCCTAGGCCACCTTCCTCACCGAGTCCCTCCTCGGCGCCTTCTTCGGTAACAGACTCAAGGGCTTGTTGATACTTGCGATCGTGAAAAGACTCGCGTTGATTGCGCAGAAACTCGTCGTCTGAAAGGCCCAAAATATTATGAGAAATCCAGCGCTTACTAAAGGTGCCTTCCGGAACTGCGTTGGCGACGTCGAACTTGGTGCGAAGATATTCAAGCTGTTGGAGCTCGGCGAGACGAGAAGGGTTATTAAGCGTCAGATCAAAACTAATTAGGTCCTCGCCGCGGAAGCCTAATGTATAAAGATGAACCACAGCAATTTTCTCCAGCTCAGCAACGACCGAGCGCTGCAGTCTTTGAATCGTTCGAGAAAAACGAATATCCTTCTGAGCCAGAGTGGTTTTATCCTCGTCGGCTCCTTCCAGATTAGTAAGGTAGGATTGCGGGATTTTAATGGCAGCGAATAACTTGTCGCGCAGATACTTAACGTCCTCGATATCGTCGAGGGACTTGGCACCTGGGAGAGAAGTGATGTCGGAACCAACACCTCCGCGCATAGGAATAAAATAGTCCTCCTCTAAAGACAGAGGATTGTAGCGAAGATCCACGCGGCCAGTATTAGCATCGACCAAAGAGTTTCTCTTCATCTCGGTTTTCACTTTTTCCATATACTGCGGGATATCCTGCGGAGGGATATTGCCCACATCAATCTTAAACACGCGACGTTCCGGGGCACGGACAACGCGATAGGCGATCATGGCGTCTTCAAGAAGAAGAAGCTGACGCCAAATTCGGCGAGCGGGGTCGAGGACAGATGTTCCGTAAGGAGCGTATTTGTCATTACCTAAAATACGGAAATGGGCAACCTGCCAGTTTTCAAAGGTCATGCCGGCACCGTTCCACTGATACTGCACATAGTTGGGATTAGTGGGGTCTTGCCCCTCGAGGCGCTCGACCTCATTGTTTGGCAAACCAATAACGGAAGTAATACCCAGTGTGTCATCAACGTCCAAATACAAAAAGAAGTCTCCGTATTTACACATGGATCTCGCCCAGCCAAAAGCATTGAATTCAATGTTGAGGACGTCATAAAACAACGAATGAAGAATTGTTTTAATTTCTAGATTCATACATGAAATATTAAGAAGCTGATCATACTCGTTGGATGTGGTCATTTCGTCAGCATAAATGTCAATCGCAGAAGCAATCTCCGGCATGTATTCCATCTGTTCAAAGTCAGTATAACGCTCGGCGCGATTCTGGTTACGGAAGGCGGCCGAGGTGAACATATTGTACTGCTGGGACATGTTCGTATCGCCGCGCTTAAACTCTTGGCCGCTCATGGAGCGGAAGCGATACCGATACTTGTCCATGTCATCGCGGCGTTCCTGGCGTGCGATCTGTGCTTTATAATTTACAATTGGGCCCGAAAGTAACCGCGTTAATCTTTTAAATAACGGGGATGCCGGGTTTCTGTTGTTCTTTTCGTTTGTAGCCATAATTTACTTTCTAGCCCTTAATGAGTCCAAGGTATTGTTCATTGAATTCCTCAGCACCCTCAGTCCTTTTTGTTTCGGAAGCGAGCTTGTGGTCTCGCATTCCCGGAATCGTAGTGGAGATAGTTGTCTTAGACGTGGTGATCGCCGACAAAAACTGCTTGCTGTACTCTATATCTTTTTGACTCTCCACAATCACCGTATCCCTCACCCAGCACCCTATCGCAAACGACATGACTAAGTCATCATTATAACTACGCATCGCCTGTGGTCTTCCTGAATGCCAAATAAACGTTTTCATTTCAGAAAGCAGCCGATTAGAGTTAATTGTAATTAGTTTGTTTCTC